AATACACTGTCACAACTGATACAGATTAAAAATGATAAGTAAAGAAGTAATATGAGAACCATACTATTAAGTTTCATCGCTGCCGTTATAACAGCGACTGCAATCGCCGGTGTACATTACTTAGTTAACTACAGTGATGATATACATACTATCTTTCATAAGGCAGACGAATTGTATGTCGTATTAATATTTCTTATAGTAGGGGCAGTGTTTGTGACGTTACGGGATAAATAAAGTATAAATAATATTTTATGGAGGTAACTATAATGGTTATGAATAAATTTAATGTTAGTATGGCATTGCTTATACCATATAATATTCTTGCGTATGTGTATGACTGCCCTATTGGTTTAGTTATTGGTTTAGTATTAATGGTTGGAGTATTATTCGCTTTTAATTCGGATGATGATAATGATGAAAAGTTTGAGTGAAAAGGAGATGGGTATGACTGGTGTTGAAACGGGTTTAAAGAAACTTGAGAAGCAGCTTAGTGAAGAGTTAGGTTATCGGAAAGCAGCTAATGAAGATTGTGAAGAATTGGCGCTGATTGTTATTGCTGTTCGCAAATGTTTGAATGGATCGTTTTAAGCAAAAGTAAATATGGATGTTCAACTGTTTTGTCTCTTTACATTTACTGTAAAGTATGGTATAATAGATAATCATAAGAGGTAATACAATGAACATATTTATTTTGAATAAAGATCCTGTGCTAGCTGCGCAAGAACAATGCGACAAGCATGTAGTTAAGATGATCGTGGAAAGTGGTCAGATGTTATCAACAGCACATCGCATGTTAGATGGTTCTCAAACTCGTCGCCGTTCTAAATCTGGCAAGACGATGTCAAAGTATTGGGTGTTGTCTGACGACAGAGAAGATACATTATACAAAGCAGTTCACATGGGCCATCCTTGTACTGTATGGACAATGAAGTCAGCAGAGAATTACAAATGGCACTACGAACACTTCGTTGCTCTATGCAAAGAATATCAGCATCGTTACGGTAAGGTTCACGCTACACAGAAGTTGCTAGAGATACCACTTAAGCGTGTTCCTAATAGCATTCTTCATACAGGACGTACACCTTATGCTCTTGCTATGGGTGCTGAACCACAATGTATCAATCATGACGATCCTGTAAAGTCTTATAAAGATTTTTATATTACCAAACAAAAACGCTTTAAGATGGTTTGGTCAAAGCGCCCTACACCAGAGTGGTTTGTATAAACAAAGTTGCAACTCATATAAATAATATATATGAGCAACAATGATTTCTTATCAACAAACTTTCAGTGGTTCACTGGTGTTATCGAAGACATAAACGATCCAGAGCAAATAAGTAGGGTTCGTGTTCGCTGCTTTGGTTATCATACAGACGATTTAAATAAAGTGCCTAAGGATTCACTTCCTTGGGCTTCAGTCGTTTCTCCAACAACCAGTGCAGGTATATCAGGGGTAGGTACTACGCCTCATGCGTTAGTTAATGGCACATGGGTATTCGGTTTCTTTAGAGATGGAGCAAATGCTCAAGACCCTGTTGTGGTTGGTTCATTACCTTCTATGTACGGTGTGATGCCAGAAAGTGGCGTAGGGTTTGTTGACCCTGATGGAACATATCCTAAAGAACAAGAAGGTGACTTAAAAGATGTTAACATATTGGCACGCGCTGTCAATACCATTACTGATTTTATTGATGGTGTTATAAGTAACCCTAAGTCTGCATTCGCTGCGGTTTATCCAAACAATAAAGTTACACAAACAACATCAGGGCATATCCTTGAGGTTGATGATACACCCGGTGCTGAACGCATTCGCATATACCATAAGTCTGGAACTTTTACAGAGATACATCCTGACGGTGCTATCACACATAAGAATGGTGATAAGTGGCAGATCACAGCAGGTAATGATAAAACCCACGTTACTGGTACAATGGAAATTCATGTTGATGGAAATACAAAGCTGGTATCTCCAACTACTGACGTTATTGGTAACGTAAATATAACAGGTAACTTAGTCGTCACAGGTACTGGTGCTTATGCTGGTGCTTTATCAACAGCGTCGACTTTATCTGCGACGAGTACTATAAGTGCTTCCAACTACGATAAACATAAACATACCGACACCCCAGGACTTGGTGCTGGTGCTGGATCAGGGCCAAGCGAATGAGCGACTTTGTATTTATTAATGATTATAAATTTTCTTTAGGAGTAAGAGAACTAGCCATTGTTAATGGCACAGGGCAAATCCTATTAACCATTGACGAAAATTGGACTGGATCTGTTTACCCAAGATCTGATGGTGAAGTTGCTGCAGGAGTTGATTTTGGTTCATCAGCAGGTGATATTGTAAACTCGGCCTTGCCTCCAGGCGATGTTCGTCGCTATGGTGCTGTAGCTGGTGAGGCTGCGACTGCGACTACTTCTGTTAACACTGTTGCGATTCAGGCAGCGCTGGATAGCAATGGGTATGTATGGCTTCAGCCAGGTGCTACCTATATGTGCGGTCCTGTTCATGTCTGGAGCAACACAATAGTTAACTTTAATAGCGGAACATTAAAGTTGTTAGCATATCAACCACGGTGGGCAAACACTATTGCCGTAACACCCCGCACCCCAGACTGGAACTTCTATAACGAATCCCGCGAAACAGCTATTACTAATGTTCAAATCATAAACGGCACAGTAGATGGCAATGTTACAAATCAGGTTCAATGGAGCGGTGTGTCGTATGGCGGGACAGAGTATATGTGTATCTTGGCCCACACTTCTGACGCAAATAACGGGCCTGGGACTGCAGGCGGAGCAACATACTGGAAAGTACAGGTCGGCCGATTAGGCGCAGCTTGGGGTGCTGGCAATTCTTATACAGCAGGGCCGCCAACATCGTTATACACCCGGTCAGGAAAGCCGCAAGCTGGCATCTGGATTGAAGGTGAGACAACTAATGTCCAAGTAAACAATATGGTATGTCAGAATTATCTGTTTGATGGCGTGGAATTACGTGGCCGTGATGATGGCGATCAAACACCAGAGAACGAGCCTAACAACATCCGGTTTACCGATTGTGACTTTAATGGTAATGGTAGGCAGGGTGTTTCTGTTACCGCAGGTTGGGACTTCAGTTTTATTCGTTGCAAGTTCCGCAATACCACAGGCCCGACACGCGGTGGCCAGGCGCCCGGCGCTGGTTGTGATCTTGAGCCTAACTGGGGTGGATGGTATGACGGATACCCAACAGAAACATCCCAGCCAGTAGTCAGCGATGTTTTCTTTTCTGACTGTGAGTTTACTGGTAACGGCTCGGCTGGATTGCTTATGATGGCTGGTGGCACTGAAAGAGTTTGTACATTTAACAGAATCAACGTACGAGGGTGTAAATTTAAAGATAACATAGTCGGCAGTTATTTTGCTAATATCTATGTAGCCATAGATGGTGACACAGGCCTTAACCATACAGGGGCCGTGAAAGCGCTAAACATTACAGACTGCGATTTCTACGATCACGGCATCACTCTCGGAAGTGGTGACCAACGTCGACCCCCGGTCGATGCCCAGATAAACCAGTGCCGATTCTATAATGCTAAGATAGGCATGTCTGATACTGGCGCAGGGTCGTTAATACGAATTAATGATTGCTACATCAACAACGAAAATTCAGGCACATCAAGCGGTGCTATAACTTCGACTAATATGCAAGATGGCATCTTGGAAATCAATAATTGCAACATAACAAACTCTATCGGTAATGGCTTATATCTCCTAAACGAATCCGGAAGTTCATCAGGGGCAGAGGTCATTATTAACGGCTGCGTGATTAATACTGGGCTGCTTGGAGTGCACAGTCAAGTAGGCGACGGCGGGACGCTTAGAGTAGGGAGTGGAACTGTTATCAGAAACTCGCAGAGTTTAGGTGGGATTTATTCCGTTGGCGTTGGTGCCTACGTTACAGATAATCAGGTAATTCTCGGTGACGTTACGCTTGAAGATTGTCTGGTTGGGATAACCGTATACCAGCAGACCGGAAGCCCGAACTTAAAACTGCAAGGCACACAGTTTGTTAACTGTACCACTGAGTTTGCCCAAAATGCAGACGGGCCGACCCTTATATCAAGCATGGTTGGTAAAGGCTCGCCTCCGGCCATGGCCGCGCCTAATGGCTCCACCTATCAGTCATCAACAGGCGGTGTCTTCTACATAATGAGTACTACTTGGAAAGTTCCGACGTTAACTTAGGTAAACTTTACATAGAAATGTTATAAATAATACTATGGGAAATAAAAATTTAAGTGATTATCAAATAACTAGTGATGTACGTCGAGCAACTATATCCTCTAACCGCGCTCAATACACTGATATAGATATATCTTTAGAAGCTAACCCATTCACTAAAGACATCAGCGTACTGCGAGATGATAGAGCAATCGTTGGCGCTGTAAGAAATCTTATTCTAACTAATTTCTTTGAAAGACCCTTTGCTCCTCTTAAAGGCGGTAACCTTAGTGGGTTTCTTTTTGAGCCCGCTGATAATATTACTAAAGCAGGAATGCGAGACGCGATTTCAAGAGTTATAACTGAACACGAACCTAGGGTTAATTTAACTGGTATAAATATAATTGATAAACCTGATGACAATGCGTATGATATTACAGTTAGAGTTTTAATACGTGAAGCTAACATAGAAGCGGATGTACAAATACAACTTACACGATTAAGGTAAACACATGGCTAGTATATTAAATGTTACTGAATTAGATTTTGACCAGATTAAAAAGAATCTGAAAGCTTACTTAAAGAACCAAGACGGTTTTACAGATTACGATTTTGATGGCGCGGGGTTAAATATTCTTTTAGACGTATTTGCTACTAACACTCACTATTCAGCTCTTAATGCCCACTATGCATTGAACGAAGCATTCCTTGATTCAGCTCAGATTCGTGGCAACGTTGTTACACGAGCTAAGTCTTTAGGATATATTCCTCGTTCTACTTTATCTCCGCGTGCTACAGTTTCTATGACAGTTAACGCAGCTTCAGTCGCCTCGCCTCCAGAAACACTTACACTAAAACGTGGATCGAAATTCACTTCTTTAGTTGATAACGAAGAATACACATTCGTTAATTTAAATGAAACAACTGTTTCGTTAGTTTCTAATAAGTATGTGTTTACAGATGTTGAATTAATACAAGGTGTGATTAAGAAAACAGAATACACAGTAAATAATATAGTTCCTAATCAAAAGTTTCAGTTAAATGATACTGATGCTGATACGTCAACTTTAATAGTTAAAGTTAAGGCCAACGACAACGCATTTAATGAAGAAACGTATAGTGTATACTCAGACATATCAAAAGTATACAGTGACTCTAAAGTTTATTGGTTGCAACAAAATGCTAACGAGTATTACGAAATTTATTTTGGTGATGGGGCTACTGGTGTAAAACCTGTTACTGGGTATGTCGTAACTATAGAATATATTTATGGAAATGGGACGGATGCTAATGGTGCGAATCTGTTTACGTTCGCAGGATCTTTTGAAGGCGTTGATGGTTCGACAAATTCTATCATTACGGTTTCTGCTGCAGCTGCAGGACAACTAAAAGAAACACTTGAGTCAATTAGATTTAACGCGCCTCTTAAATTTGCAGCTCAGAACAGAGCAGTTGCACCAGATGATTATAAAGC